CCGGACTAGTTCAAGTTACTGTTTTTGTCTTGCGCGAATCATTGCCAAAATGTCTTCGGCTTTTTGCGTCGGAGGTTTAGCTTCGACTGACGTTGCCGCCACTGCTGGCTCTTCATCATCAAAGTCGCTAACAGTGGCAGTTGGTGTCACTGTAGTTCCTGTTGAGGCAAATCCGCTATCTGTTGCCATAGCTGGTGCTGATTCAGTAGTTGCCGAACCTGCCGGAGCATTAACACCGGGTGGACGGAAATACTGGCCCCACCGTTCAGCATCGTAGCTTTGGCCATCAACACTTGCTTCGAACATCTCTTTGATAACTTTCAATTCTACTTCGCCTGGGCGTTTTGGTAGGAATGTACTCAGATCAAACAGGCCATACTGTTCAATTGCCGCTTGTTCAGCTTCAGTCAGGGCAGATTCTTTACGAGCCCACTTGCTGGAACTGTAGTCAGCAAAGCCACCTTTACTTGTCTTGCTAATACGGAAGTCTAGGCCACGTAGCAAGTCTGTTGGCAATTCTTCCAATTCTGGATCCATCAACGCACCTTTGATAAGTGTGAAGATTTGTGGTCCAATAATGAAACGACGTATTGGATTTGCTGGAGCCTTGTCATCCGCAATAGGATTCTCACGAACAAAACCTTGGAAAATATAACTGCGTTTTTTCCAATACTTACGGCCCATTTCTTCTAAGGCTTTGTCTTTGAACCAAGTACGTACTTCTGCCAGGACTGGGCAAGCGTCGCCATACATTTCCACGCATGGTACAGGTACAATAACTTGTTTACTATCCATTTCACCTTTGATACCGTTGAATGGTAAACGAATCTGTGCTCGCTCTGCCCAGAAGAAAGTATTCTTTGTATTTGCGTCTGGGAGGAAACGGAGTGTTGCGGAAGAACCTTCTTCCATAGACCAATGCGGGTAGATTGCATTGTCACCACTAAATTGTGATTGTCCACCTTGTTTATTTTCTGATGCCGCTAAACGGGCACGAATTTCTGAGAGACTAGCCATTTTATGTTGCCTTTCTAAGTTGATTAAAATGTTGATTTAAGTTGCCTTAAATGTTGCCTTACGACTTATTATACACTATGTCGTCAGTGTTTACTACTAAACTGGTTAAAGTGCTTCTACATTTGATGCCATGATGTCTAGCATAGTTTCTAACATCGACTATTTTTTTACAGCACAAACATGTTACTTCAACAGCAAAAATACTTTTTCCAAAACTTGGATTATTTTCACTGGTGGGTCTGAATGCGTTTGGATTGTTTAATAAGCAATTATCCCCGTGCCAGCGGGCATAAGAGTTAATCCCTATCGTTATACTACAATGCGGGCAAGTTATCTGTTTTTGCTTTTTACCATATCTTGGATTTTTGCTACCTTTGTTATTCTCACTGGCTTTTTTCCTAAGTTCTGGGCGGCGCATGGCAAGATTGCCTAATAGGTTTATTGGAGGTGCCATGCTATCATGACAATTTAACCATTTATTACTACTAACTACCTTCAGCCGTTTTAACACGCGATTTTCCCATAAGCGAGCTGAGTGAGTATCTGTAAATATTTTTCTTACTTGTATAACCGTAGGCTCACCGTGTTCTTTAATAAATTCTTTAACGTGGTGTGATGAAGTTTTGTATGGATTCCAAAGATCGCTTGGATTGCAATCTTGGGCGTATCTAACGCCATAGTAGCTAATGTTTAGCTGGGGCCATCCAATAAGGTATGTATATGGTTGCATTTTATCTGTTGCCTATGTATTGCCTGTTTACTTCTAGTTGCCTGTGTAGAGTATGCATTATTACATACTCTACTATTTATTACAAGTATATTTATGACGCGGTTGTTCTATTTGTTAGATTTTATCCGAACGCATCATTCCAGAAAGTTCTTTTAATCTGGTTAGGAAGTTTGCGTGTTCGGCAACCTCTTTCATTTTACCAGAGTGGCCATACTTGCCTTTTAACGGTGTTTCATCTTCCTCTTTACCGCCTAATTTGTCGCCAATCATTTGTCCGGCTGTGCTACCTGCTGCACTACCAATTGCGGAACCAATTGGGCCTAGTGTGGCACCTGCGACGCCACCTGCTAATGATCCAACTGTTCCACCTGCAAGTTGACCTTTCCAACCTTCGTCGGTTTCTTCTTCGCCATCTTCAATCATACTAGATCCGCCTTTGGTCAGCTTGTGCCCGGCGGCTCCTCCCGCAACTGCTCCGCCATACAAGCCTGTTGCAGCGCCTACTGCTCCGCCGATTGGGCCACCTAGTGCTGTTCCTGCAATGCCGCCGGCAGTGCCTAAAGTACCGCCTGTCACTACGCCGCCAAGAAAGGCGCCGCCAAGACCTTCGTCAGTTTCTTTTTTGTCTTTGCTGAGCAAATACCCGGTACTGCCGCCAGCAATGGCACCGAACAAACCGGCAGGAATGCCGCCAAGAACAGCACCGGTCGCAGTTCCAAGAACGCCTTCATCTGTTTCTTCTTCACCGATTGGTTGAATAAGGATTGCCTTACCACCACCACCTGCTGCTGTGCCTATAGCACCAGCAATAGGATCTAAAATCTTTTTAATAACTTGTGCAGTGGTGCCTTCGCCGCCTTCTTCTAATTCGTAGTCAACTGCCGCAGTTTTTTCAGCAGGAACACCGGCAATACGCAAGATTGCGTCTAGGTCGTTTTCTTGAATTTCATCACCTTGTTGATTGGTCATTACATCAGCCATTAACTTATCGCTAGAATCGCCGCCAATGGTTGTTACATCTTCAAGATCACTTTCATTGGTAGGAAGTTGTGCATCATCGGGATTAGCACTCATACCGGCATCAGTTGGCTCGGCAGGATTCATTGTTGCTTCAGGATCAATTTGTAGTTTTGCAACCACAGCCCGAATATCAGGATCGTTACTTAACATATCCATACGATCCATAACAACTTGACGACAGTCAGCGTCAGGATCTTGTTCGGCTAATGCTTCTAATTGGTCAAACAACTCATCATCGCCAATCAAGTCATATAATTGTTCTGTAGCGTTGGTAGCATCTGCACCAACTGGAAACTCTGCACTCAATAGTTCAATTAATTTTTGTTGTTTTTCTGGAGTATCCGGAATAGCCCATGTGCCTTCTGTGAGCTTGTCTGCCCATGCTTCAAATATATTTGCTTCTTTCATGGCGGTTCCTTGTTGTTGTATGCGAGCCAATAGTGGTAACGCATCTTCAATGCGTGAATCTAAACTTTGTGTTACAAATAAATGTTTGAGTCCTTCTACCACTGCTTCTTCTTCAGTAATAATATTAGGATTCCATGATTCAAAATATGACGTATATCCACGACCATGGCTCAGGCTCTTTAATGTTTTTTGTGCTGACTCATAGTACGCATTAGTTTGTTCAACTAGGTCTTTTGTATCACCTTCAAAAATCTTGCCGTGATTGGCGCGACGAAAACGACTCAGTACATTTAATTCTGTAATCATTTCTGTAATATGTTGACCGCGAGCATCATACGGGCGGCCTCCGTTGCGTACATGCTCTACCATGGCACGGCCACCACTTAATTTTGTAAAAGGTAATTTGTAACGTTCACCTTCGGCAGTTTCAATAAACAAACTTTCTACATAACGAAAACGAGCATCATTCTCGCCTAGGGGACGCTTGTGTTTGATCATTAACCTGGCTTCTGTAGCCACACCATTCCAACTTTGTGTCTTTGTTCCAGTCCAGGATTCGAATAGGCCTTCTTTAATTGCAGCCTGACCTTGCATGCTGTAACGCAAACGATTTAAATTTTTAGGACTAAAACTCATCAAATTTTTAGTGGCAAAATGTTTAAGGGCGTATAGGAAATCAAACCATTCGGTTTTATCTTCGCCGTCCATACCTTTGCCAAGATTGTCTCCAAAATATACTTGTAAATCATTGTCATCGGCCAACATAACAACCACAGTTCCGTAGTCATTACCGGATTCTGCGGTATAGTCAAAACTAAACACTTCGGTTTCTGCAGGATCTGGACTGGGTTTACCCACAGCATCCAGGCATTCTGGGTCAAAATCTTTAGTGACTAAAAGTTCAAATAGTTGTTTTGCGGGTGTTTGATGAGCCATAGTGTTGTATTTATGCTTTATCTGAATACAGCAACAAAGGGCATGGGCGGAGTTACTACTTCGCCGTGGTCTCTAAGTTGGTTATCAATGCCTAAATCAAATGTTTGTAGCAGTTGTAGCATACGTACAGCCAATAATGCGGCCATTACCAAGTCGTCAGTTTCACCGGGTTTTGCAGCATACCCCACGCCGTGTGCTACAAACGTTTTTAACTCGGATATTAAACTACTACTGCGAATTTTCATTTTTCCGGTTTCAACTAAGGTTTTTAATTTATTACAAGCAGCTAATTTAGGCTTGTTGCTGGTATTAAATCCTTTGCGATATCTACGACTACTGCCGCCACCGCCTTCACTTAAGAAATATCCCTGTATGTTTTCTTCTCCATATTCAGCAATGCTAATAAGGGCCGCTTCACCAATGGTGTTATTTTCTATACTAAAATAAATGTTTTTAGGATCATTTATGGTTTCATTGATATGTTTAACAATATCAGCTAAAATACGTATTTGTTCGGGAATAGGGGTGCGATTATGACGCCATTCAGCAATTTGTTCTGTGGTGTTGGCTTCGAATACTTGTATTGCAGACGGGTCTCCTCCGGTGCCGAGACTTGGATCCAATGCTACTACATATATTCTGTCAGCTCGTGGGCGCTGATACCAACGTACCTGGCCTGTTTTATACAGTGGTTCGTGACCTGACAGATCTATTAGTTTAGCAGGAGCAATCAAGGTTTCGTCGTTGATAATAAATTCACAACACATTTCTCGACGGAAACGATCTTCACCTAGTTGTGCTCGTTGTTCTGCAGCCCATTTTTCATCGCGTTCCGGATGTTCATTCCAATAGCTGCGATAGGCCTTGAATCCGTTGATACCAAGATCAGTAGGAGTACCAAATTCATCTTCACATTTGTTGGCTCCTTTCCACAACAAGGCAAACTGATCTTCGTCTGAGTTTGGAGTACTTGTAATAATTGCCTTACCACCAGTTGATAGTGTAGGTGATATGGAGGTCCAGAATTCTTTGGCAATGCCAGGTCGAACGAATGCAAACTCATCTGCATACAGTAAGGATATACTCATACCACGACCGGTATTTTCAGTTGTTGTTGCACTTACAATACGACTTCCATTTTCAAAGTCTAAACTTAGTTTATTATAACTAGTACAGCCTGCTCGTATGTAGTCCGGGCATAGCTCATAGGCATATCGAATACGAGTCATAATCTCTTGTGAACCGGTATACTTGTGTGCTGCTACAAGAATAGTACTGTCAGGAACAAACATAGCGTACCATAACAAATAACCTGCGGCACTGGTACTTTTACCAGTTTGTCGAGGCATCATACTGATACTAAAACGATAATTGTGATAGGTATCAATCAGACGTTTTTGATAGTCAAATGGGTGGTACAACATCTTACCTCTGATAGGATGCTGTATATAAAAGAAATTGTCCATAAAGTATTGCGGACCTGTAATAGGATCAGCACACTTTAAAAACTCCACCAACTGTTCGTCGGTGAAGGTTGTTTTTTTGTAGGGAGTTTTGACTAAAGGTGCTTCATCTGCCATGGTTGTTTACTTATCGGCTAATTCGGGCCAGAGACGACTAAATTGGCCTTGCTGATCTGGGTGATATTGGGATTCTATTTTGTCTATGTGCTGATAAAATGCTGACCGCAAGTCTTCTACACTGACTGTAAATTTAATATTGTTAAAAAACTCTTCCTCGCTAGGCGTACACAGCCCAGATGCTAACAGTTGATTGCGCTCTTGTTCTGCTTGATATAAAAATGCAGAGCCCAATCTTTGTGGATCAAGATAATCAGGTTGATATAGGCTTTGCCATTGTATAGTTAATCCTTGATTACGGGCAAATTGCGTAAACTCTACCAGGCGTGTAGCATTGTAGATGTTATATACTGCATGGATGCCACCCCAGTGCCCTTGCGTCATTAAGTTTTGTATAAGATCAAGATTGTGTAAGAGCTTGTTCCAGGTAGCACCGTGTCGAACATATTCAAAGCGACTTCCTACATTGTCAAAACTAATGCTCCACCCTACCTTTTGACGATCGCCTAACTTCTTAAAGATTTTATTAGATTCTAACTCGACACTACCATTGGTGATTAATGTAATGATCGAATCAGCAGGTATAACATCTAACAGTCGGTCATTCTCTGGCAACAATAATGGTTCGCCACCAACAAGTGCTACTTCTTTGATATATTGTTGATGCCCTTCTAGGTATTCACACACTTGTTCATAGTACGGACGAGCTCCAGACTTGACTGATATATTTTTTAGTGCGGCCCAACGTGAACTACACTTATCACCGCAATAGTTACAACTCAAATTACATGTAGTATTCCAGCGCACATCTACTAACACTGGATGATGATCCAGGTCGGATACTGTAGCAGGATTAAAGTCAGGATTTAAGTTGTTATGCCAATCTCTTTCGCTACGACCATATCGTTCGGCCTGCACACAATTATAACAGTAAGCATGAGGCTTGCCCTGGCGCAAAGTTTGTCTAATTTCCTGCATTACAGGACCGTGTAACACTTGGGTGATTGATTGCTTATTGAGATTGCCCAGCATGTTTGGATCGCCGGCACAGCAAGTTTTAATATCACCACGTGGGTTGATGTGCAGACCCCGCCAGGGAGCAGCACAGAAAAAATCATTCATGTGTTACTTATAAGGGTTCTCGCCGGTGAGAAAAGGTTTGGCAAACCAAAGCCTAAACCACTGGTTGGTGCCGGGTTCTATGTTCTTTTTCCGTTGAAATCGAGACACGTGTGTGCCTGTTTGACTTATATTACTACCTTTGAGGGGTTTTAATTTTGACTTAGGATACACACCTTTGCCAAATTCTTGAAATCTCATGGTCCTAGATTAAAACGCATACCAGTGGCCTGCTCCACTGCGGTCATTGTAGTTTGATATTTTGGTAAGTCTTCTACAGGAAGTGGAGCATTGGGAATTAGGTATGCCGTAACAACCTTGGTTTGTTTGTCAATGATAACTTTGTACAGGTGTGTTGGAACACCTACACCGTTGCCAACGGTCTTGTGTCCTGGGGCAAAGATTCCACCGGAAATAATATAAAAGTCGCCGCCCTTGAGTACCCAAAAACGTTCCCAAGTTTCCAACTGCTTCCAAATACCACGATTATTGTTGGG